GTGCTTAATTTAGGATTTTTCTCCATAATTAAAGCTATTTTTTCTTCATTAATATCTTCGTATGGTTCCAGATTACAAAGTATTCTAAACTTGATATCTTCAAGATCTTGTAATTCTGCTTTTGTTAACTCTCTTAGATTATTTTTATTATAGTAAGCCAATATGGCTGGATTAACAATATTTGAAATATTTTTTTGCGACTCATTACTCCATACCATCACAGAGGCTGTGGCTGGCTTGCTTTTGGGCAATACACGCTTTTGCTTTCTAGGCTCAGTGTCTTGAGAAAATTTAGGTCTACCATTTTCATTTGGTTGTTTTTTCTCTTGCTGATTAGTAGGTGCGGTAGGAGTTTCTACTACTTCTTTTGGTTTTAATGTAGTTACATCGTCAATGCCAATCTCGCCTTTTTGTAAAGCAATCTTTCTGTATTCAGAATCTACATTGCCATTATGAAATGGATCTGCTTTAGGTGGCATTTTTCTAGTATTTCTCTTTCTGCCCTCTGTTTTAATTCTTGACTCTTCAATATCGTGTAGTTCGCCAAATCTATCTCTTAATGTTTCTACGGAGATTATATCTCTATCTGCTAGTTGTATTAATAAATTCTTTTCAGCAGCCTCATCAGATAAGATCATGTGAGCAAAATGTATTGTGGCTGGTGCTGTGAAGCCCATAGCCTTTTGTACATATTGAATTTCTTTTTCCCAAAACTTTTGTAATAGATCGCGGCCATACTCTAATCTCTCAATTAATGTCTTTAAAGAGATGAAGTTGTTTGTGAAACCACCAGATTGTCCTGCTAGCCCAGTAAGCGTAGGAGGAATGCCAAGACCAGCATATATACTATTTAATACTGGTTGATATTTTTCAGATCCTAAGAACTTATAGATCTGAGTATTACTTTCTTTAAAGTCAATCTCTGGACCCCATACTAAGTCCATCGTTCCGCCACCTACATTACTTGCTAGAATATTTCTAAGCTTGTCAATGGCTCCCTTATTTGGTAGAATCTTATGCTCAAGGTTACCAAGTCTCCAAAGACGAATATTAGAAATGGCACCGTCTAGTGCAGACATGTCGGCAAGCTTCATCTTCTCAAGCATCATAATATCATCAATGATTGCATTAACCATTGGATTTGCCCATAGTTCCCAATCGTCTTTCTTGTAGTAAAAAACTTCTAAAGCATTGGGATCTAGAGTAATAAAGTTCTGCTGGTTTCTTAGAGCTTCTTTGATTGGACTAGGAAGTTTATCTGCATATTGACTATTCTTTTCAAAAGACTTTCTAACTGAATGCGTGATTTTCATCTTAAAGATTTTATCACCGCTAAATGCACCAGCATAGCCGCCGTCTACCTCTATTTGCAGGGGATTTAAAAAGTCATATTTAAGTGGTATATGTTTTCTAGCCACATTTTGTTCTTTAAATTCTATGAGGTCTTCCTGAGCCTTAGACATGCCCTTTTGTTGTCTCTTAGTAATCTTGCCATAGCGTTTATGAATAACTACATTACCACAACGATATAGCATATTCAAAAATCTTTCAGATCGTTCTGATCCACCTACTTTATTCCACCATTTGCGATAAAACATCTCTACTTGTTTATTCGGATGATTGAGCGTAATTCCCTGAGATGCAAAATCGCCCATAAGATCTATGACATTTTTTACTATGCCTACTCTATCATAAGCCTTCATGCACATTTGCATGGCTTGTTTAAAATTACTAGCAGGCTCTTCAAACGGACGGAATCTATAATAGTCGTCTTTTAAGAAGTCAGTCCTAACAGAAATATTTGGTTCAATATCAATGTAAGATCTGCGACTAGCAGTTGAACTCATAATGCCGTCATAACTATCTACATTTCCAGAAGTTTTATCAAAAGCACTTTGCTGATCTTCAGCAGATGTCCAAAAGATATAAGGATTCTTAGATTCTTTATTTGTTTTATTTTCTGGACTCATATTCTATCCTTTAGTTATAACAATCTGAATGTAATAGAAAAACAATTCAACTGATTTATTATACTCCACAAACGCTCAATAAATGTTATTCATCTGTGAAGTAAACCACATTGGTCCAGAAAATGTAGCTGCTTGCAATCTACCAAAGTTATCTACAGCAGCAAATCCACCATATGCTTTATATGTAGCTTGTTTTTCAAAGAAGTTAATATTTCTAGCTGCCATATTTGCCATGAGTAAAGACGAATAACGGTCCTTTCTCATTCTTTTCTTTTTGCCTACGCCGATTTTAACTTCTGGTGTATCCCATCTCATTCGTCCATTAACACTTTCTGTAACTTCAATTAGAGAAAGCTCATTTTTTAATTCCTCTATTTCCATCACGCAATCTTCTAAAGTGTCGTACAAGCGATTATTAGCCTTATCTTCTTCTATGGACAATCCTATAGTAATAGGATCAAATCTTGGAAAAAGTAGAATCTTATCTTCAAGGTCTTTTCTCAGTCCATGATTAGCATCTGAGTACCAATCATACTTAGCGAACTGGCACATCTCTAAAATATGTAAGCCCTGTTCATTATCAGAGGATTGTGGTTTTTCCTCATCTATGATGGGCCAGATAGGAACCTCACCTTCTTTTAGCTGATTGAAATCGTGTAATGCTTCTGCTACAGAATAACCACCGCCCTGTGCGTCCATAGCGATGTGTACTACAGGGAATAGATCCATCAGTTCTCTAATCTTTCTAGCACAATAACTATAGAAATTATTCTCTTTGGTTAATCCCTTCTTGACTCGTTCTATATGGTCTTTTCTGGTAGTTGTCCAGCAATATACAATGCGTCTATGGTCTTCGTGTATTTCTAAAATAACGATACTAAAATTGTCCACCTCAGAAGCCGGGTCAATAGCCATAAGATACTTATTGTTTTTACCTCCGCGTAAAATAGGATCAAAATATACCGGGCCACTAGCTATTTTAACGGGTTTCAAATCTGTTCCTACACATGATTCTATAAGACTTCGTTTAAAAAAGCCTTGACTATCTTTTGTAAATACAGCACCAAATTCCATCAAGAAAATACCATTGTGAACTGTAGCCTTTGATCTTGCAATCTGGCCCTCATCCATGAATCCCCTAGGCACTAGATCTACAGGAATTCTAATAATAGAGTAATCATCCCATTTAAATGAAGATGGTACATCCTCTCCATTAAAAACATTATTAGATATAGCTCTTGGGTCGCCCTTAGTTTCTATAATGGTCTTCCATCTTTTCCAATATTCTGCAAAATGATTAAAGTCATAATACGCAGTACCCGATAATATAATCTGATTAGTTTTAGTCTCGTCAATTCCTTTTTTCTCGTAAAGTGATGAGGTGTCTATGCCAAGTTTTTTCGCTTGTTCTTCCATAGCCAACCGTTTAACATTTTCAACGGGAGAGGCAGATACTGCCGCGAAACCAGCGATGACGTTCTCAAAAATCTCTCGGGACATACTCGCAAACTCGTCAGCAATAATATCGTTTGCTCGCTGTCCTCGGATTTTCTGACCATCTCCGATGGGCAAAGCTGAAATCGTACTACCATTGATGGTCAGTCTACACATATCAACATCGCGTCTAGGACCGCTATTACTGTCACACATATCCCTCAATACTGGAGCATTTTTCCAAATATTCTCCATATAATCATGCAGATACTTTGACTGTCGGAATGCGGCACCAACTACGACTATTTTTCTATTCGGAATCAACATGGCACGTAGTACACAATATAGAGACAAAAGAAATGTCTTACCAAGACCTCGACTTCCTACAAGCATAGGGAACTTTCTGTCCCACATTTCTTTCAGGATCAAAGCCTGCATAGGAAGCAAATCTATGTTTAGTACGTGCTTACATACAAATGTAAAATAATCGGGGTTTATAAAGAGACATGTTAGACGCTTATAGAATTCTTCTGGATCATCTGTTACTAATCTTTCAAACGGATTAATAACGTATGAATCATCTACATTGATATTTAACCATGCACTATTAAGCTGCTTAATTATTTCTTTTTGACTCATATGACCTTATCCATAAATCCATAATAAACAGCTTCTTCAGATGTCATCCACCAATCAGTAAGTCGCTCTATTTTATTCTTGAGAAAGTTAAATACCTTCTTCTGATCCATATCCTTGTCTCTGAAAAACTTTCCCTTGACGCATCTTGAAGCATAGATGTTCAACATCACATCATTCTGTTTTTCTGTAAACTTTAATCCATTAGCAACTTGACGGAAGTCACCACTGTCTTCATATGTACCATAGTGAATCATAAAATCACAATGTTTACTTATTAATCGTTTATTGGCCGCTTGTGGAATAATAGAACTCATAGATCTAGCATGAGCATATGATATAAATGTAGTGTAAGATTTAGAGTTAAAAATAGCATCGTACATAGCCATTCCATAGTTCCAACAGCCACCATAACTTAACATCTTTAAAATAATAGGGCTATGTGATATACTGTTCAGATAATCTATGTTTTTAACAAGAGTCGTCGCCATTTTAAAATCAACGCCAGATTCTTCATAGTCAAATCCAGAGTGAATGTAGACTGTACGGTTTTTAACATCTATAGAGTTATTATGTATACGGTCTAGGCTTTCGTCTCTTCTTTTAGAAAATTTCTGATTCCCAGTGTTGGAGGATATCATGTGTAAATTCCTCTGCGGTATCGCGGTTAGAACAAAAAACAACTTCTACGTTATTATAGTCTATTTCTATTTGTGATATTAACTTTCTTAAATAATTGCCATTCATTCTGACTTTTGCCAGTTTGGCTTGAGACATTCCAGAATTACGTGGAAATGTATATACATCTGATTCTGGAAACTCACAGACTATATAAGCCTTATGCAAGTCTTGCATTCTATCAAATTCCCGATAGAATCTAGCTTTGGCTACTTTCTTGCCTAGATTATTAGCGATTTCAGTTGCAGTGGCTTTTCTTTCTATAACAACGAAGTCTTTTAATAACTCCGTTGTATAATCGCCGCAATCTAGTTTTTCTGAGATTATCTCAACATCATGAAATGGGAAGTCCCATCCATTCTTTTCTCTTGTATCACGAATTATTTTCATTGTGTCTAACTATGCCCATGAATAACACTTCATATAAATGCTCTTGATCCTTGATAGATTCATGGCATTCATGGCATAATGTAATTAAGTTAGTTGGCTCAAAGCGGAGCGTGGCCGCTTTGCTCCAGGGCCGTATATGGTGGACATGCAATCTTTTTTTAGATTTACAGTTTGGCATTTGACAACAGTTCTTATCTCTCTTTAGTACAAGAGATCTAACACGCTTATAAACTGGGTCATGGTAATTTCTCATAGTTCTATTAAACGGATAACTCTAAAATCGTATTTTAAATCTCTTAGCAAGCTTTTAATTGAAGAGTCATTGCTTTGTTCAATTATATGCTCGCATAGTTCCTTGTATGATAGATAACATGCATCATCTGGATTATCTGCCTCCAATTCTAAAATTACAGACTTGTCACCAAAATAACCCAGTTTTACATCCAGCTTTTTTAGTGCGGGAAGTATTGATGTCATATCTATAATAATTTTGTAATTCATTAATTCTGCAAATCATGCTGCAACATCATCTCTACCAGCTCAATAAATGATGTTTTAGGTTGCCACCCAAGCCTCATCCTGGCCTTAGTATTGTCGCCCTTTAAATAATCAACTTCCGCTGGTCTATAAAATTCTGGATCTTGAACAACTAAATAGCCCCAATCTGAAATGTTTACATAATTAAATGCCACATCTAAAAATTCTCTAATAGTATGAGTTTCTCCAGTGCATATAACATAGTCATCCGGCACCGGCTGCTGTGTGATTCTCCACATGGCATCTACATAATCCCCTGCATAACCCCAATCTCTAAATGCTTCTAAATTGCCCAACCTTAGTTTTGGAAACTGTGGATCTCGCCCGCTTTTGACAAAATCCCCTATCCACTTAGTAATCTTTCTAGTCACAAAAGTTTCACCCCTTCGTGGACCTTCATGATTAAATAAAATGCCAGCACTGGCATGTAATCCGTATGCCTCTCGATATATTCTTACTGCCTCATGTGCAGCACATTTTGCTATGGCGTATGGGCTTTGTGGTAAAAATTTGGTATTTTCAGTTTGAATTTTAGTATGAGAAGTAAATGACAGGTCGTAATTCTTGCCAAACATCTCGCTGCTACTAGCTTGATAAAACTTAACCCTATCAGTTAGTCCAGTGTCTACTATTGCCTGTAAAATATTTAAACATCCCTTGCCTGTAACATCCCATGTTAATCCAGGCTGCTTAAAAGATACTGCTACATGAGACTGTGCAGCGAGGTTATAAAATTCAACATCGCTATTATTTACATGTTTCCATAGTATCCCAAGAATACTAGAATAATCAGTAATATCGCCTTCGATAAGCTCAAATTTTGGATTGCCCCGCAAATGCTTGATCCTACTTGTATTGTCTGTAGAAGATCTTCTTGCGACTCCTATTACTTTGTAGTCTTTTTCCAGAAGAAGATCTGCCAAATGAGATCCATCTTGTCCTGTGATGCCGGTAATAATTGCCTTCTTGCAATTACATTTACAATTTCCTTTACAAGCCATATATTCCTCACTTAACTGTTTCTGGTGTTAAAAACGGCTGGTCCACAGTGCCGTCCGCATACGTATGATAGTCAGATAGTCTTTCCTTTTCCTTTTCCATTGCCAATCTCATCTTCTCCAACGCCTTACCCTCTTGTTCATAGAACTCTGGATTTCTGAGTATTTTATTCACTAAAGAAGAAAGGGTCTGTTTATTACTTTCAAGTTTCTCAATTCTCTGCTCACGAGTAGCCTTGAGGTCTTTATACATAGCCGCCTTTTTCGTCTGCAAGTCTTTGAATTCACGAGAGAGTGATTCTTTTGCTGCACGTAAACTGGCTATCTGTCTTTCTAGATTAAAAATCATTTCCTTGTCTTGTTGGTCAGAGTCTCTAGCTTTTTCTAATTCTATCTCAGCTTCTAAAGCTC